GTCCATTAGGTAATGGGGGTAACTCTTCGAATAAGCCACTCAAGGCTTTAGAAGTTGCTGGTACTCCAGCAGAGGTATTCATTTTTGTCGGCAACATAAACAGTGAATTTTCAACACCGTTAATCGCTTCATGGTTAGTCAAAACTCTGCAAAAATGTGGATAATTCTTAATGTACTTTGGTAAAATTGACATTACATCTCCTAGATAATCTTCATATGCCCATTGGATAACATCGGGATCTACATCCCAAGCTCCTTTTCCAACATGGACAATTGCATTATTATGATGTTTCCAGGGTTGTTTCATATCAGGCGCTTTCCAAGTACAAGGAATACCAAAATGCTTAGTAATAGATTGACTCATATACCCTCTACGTACTACGGATCTATATTTTGGAAGGTCTAACGTGTGACCAACAACAGTGATTCCGTGATGAGAATCCATATCCGGCAACTCAAACATTTGAGTTTTAGGATGAGGACCCTCACCTTTGATCAAAGTGTGACCTAGGCGAGTCTTGTCAAGTTCGCTTGCTTCAGATGTTGTAACAACGCTAGTTAATTTTTCATGTAACTTTGTGCGTGCATCAATATATTCTGAGTGCAAGATTTCTTGAGCAAAACCCCACCTGGAGGTAACTCCGTGAGGCCTTCCAGAAATATGAAATCCTAAGATGCATCCATCTCTCTTATTGGAAATGACAGCGCTTCCACATGATCCCATCTTTGTAATCTGGGATACATAGCAAATGCCACGTCCACAAGAGAATCCTCCACTATCAATGTTAGGTTGGTACTTCGCAGTGACAACTTCATCTTTGAATGTACCATCCATATTCTTATAATTGATAACGGATTGATGTGAGTCTGATCCTGTATTTCGGGGTAAATAGTCTTTTATACTAGACTTTATTGCAGGTGAATTCAAAATGGAAACTAACACCATGTCTTTTCCTTCGATACGTACTAAGTTTTTCGAGTAGACACGGCTTTTATGTTTAACTCCATTGCAATTCATGCGCAAATCTAAGTATTCAATTAAACCTTCATCTTTTGTTAAGTCAGTTTTAAAGAAATGACGAGTTATCATTAAAATACTCTTTTCGACATAAATTGCATTCACAGTTCGAATTTTACCATTATGTTCTGCTTCAACATAAACCTGGTTACGTCGAATAATATTCAATAATTCACTAGATGCAACATTGTTGCGAGAGAAGGGTTCGGGAATCATCTTACTCCAAGTAAAGAAATCATTCCACGAGCCTCTATTGTTCTCTCGATCAATT